AACATTCGGACATACGCCATGATTGCGGCGTTGACTTCCTCGGAATTTGCATTAGGCATCTTGCCCGGCGGAATCTTGCCGAGAGTCGCGTTCTGAATGTGACGTGGGCCGTCGATGAAGTATGAGCAGTCTATCAGCATTGCTTACTCTGATTTTTTTGAGCGGGTTTTCTTGGGAGTGGGAGCCGGAGCTTCTTTGGTATCAACCTCGGGAGTGTCTTTGACATCATCGAGGTTGACCTCTGTCATGTCTTCGACCTCCACGGTCTTGCTGTCATCCACGGGTTTGGGGTTATTGGGAACGGTTTCGGGTACGTTTTCAACGATGTTTGCAACGTTTTCGGTACTTTCGGGAACGGTTTCGGGACTATTGAGAACAGTCGGTAACGATTTCTGTTCTTCAAGCTCCATTATGCGGGCATCTTTTTCCCGCAACTGTTTGATTATTTCGTCACGCTCATTCTTGAGACGGACTACTTCATCACAAGCCGGACTTGTGGCCGGGAGAATTGCAAGCAATCCCCGGCGCACTTTGTCGCGGCATAAACGGCGGACGAAATCGAGTTCTTGGGGTTCACCCCTTACGATTATGTCCATTATCCTTCTGTTGTGATGGTTGTAGTTGTTGAAACAGGTTTGGTGATAGCCAGCTTGAGCTGGTTCATGTCTCCATAAGCGAAAGTCCACGGCATATATACCGGGAAGATTACCTCTTCCTGGACGATGAGTACCACCTCGTTTGTGAGTTTCGTTTCCACATCTTCGGCCCATTCGAGGGACAGGGATGTGTAATCGACGAGGTGGGCGCCGGCCTTGAGGTCGCCGAGCAGATACTTGCCGGCAGGGATGCCTGCGTATTCCACCACGGGGCGGGACGCGATATATTTGATGCCGTTTACGACCTTGACGAGTCCGAGATTGCGGCCGAGAGCGTCCTTTTCGCTGTCGATGGCGTTGACGGTAATCGGATTCAGCACGAGGAAGTTCGGGAAATATTGGCCGAATGTCATCACGGCGAAAGCGGTCTTGATTGCGTCCTCGGAGTTGGGAGCCTCGATGCTCTTGAAAGCTGCGTTGTTCACCTTGAAAGTCATCTTGGCGGCAGAGGCCTCTTCCTCGGTGATGGCCACACCGAGCAGGAGAACCTGACGGTCGGTGACTTTGACAACGTTGTGGGTGGCGTTCAGATTGGCGTTGGAGGTGGCCCCGGTGAAAGTAATCGCCATGCCGTCGAGAACGAGGGGCTGAGGATTAGTGAACTCTACGAGAGCGTCGGCACCGCCGTTGTAGGCAGTCACGCTTTGGACGCTTCCGGCCTTGCCCTCGACGATGTTGTCGGTGATGATTTTCTCGACAGGGAGAACGCCCTTGTGGTTGGCGATGCCGAGCAGATTCTCTCCGTTGCCGTCACCGAAAAGGATATTCCAGTCCTCGGCCATATACACGGCCTCGGGCATCATAGCGAGGATATAGGAGCGCAGATAGGCGCGGCTCTTGAGCATACGCTTGGAGATTCGCATATGCGTACCGAGGCGCTTGGTGCCGGTCTGTACTTCTTTTGTCTTGATGCTCGATTCCGGCAGACGGCCGTTTTCTGTGACGTATCGTGCGTTGCGGTCCATGGAGTCCACCTGTGTGAACGCAAGGTTCGGGAACGCCGGATCGCCGGACAGCACCTGAAGAATCTCTCGCATATGCAAAGGTTTGTTGGCGATGGGCGATACAACGCGGCTCTGCTGCTGGGTGATAAGGTGCGTACCCTCGTAGTTGTCGGTCATTGACACGACTTCTTTGAGAGAGAACCCGTCGAACTGGCCCGACTTGCGAGTGTTTCCGGCGGCGAAGTCCTGGAACTTCTCGCTGTCGAACATGGCCTGAAGCTTTTCGTCGAACTTGTTGATGGTGTGCATCGAGATGCCTCTCTGCTTGAGCTTCTCAACGGCCTCGGCTGTCGATTTGAGCTGTTTGATGAGGTCGTCATTCTCCTTGCGGAGTTCGGCGAGGGCATCTGTATTGCTCTTTGACATCTGACTGCTGAGTTCAGTCAGTCGTTTGGTGAGATCCTCGTCGGAAATCAGGCCATTGTTTGACTTGTTGATTGCATCGGTGAAAGCACCGACCATTGCGTTGATGAACGTGCGCTGCTCATCGGGGAGTCCGGCAGTCTTGATGCCGAAAATCTCCTGTACTTCTTTTTCTGTTAATTTTGCCATAATGCACTATGAAATTAATGGTGATTGTTTACTTTTTTGTTGCGGCGTTGAGGGTGGCCCAGAACGAGGCAGAAGGTGATGGTTCAGTATGTGATTTTTCCTTTTTACCTTCCGGCTTCTCTTCTTCATCTCCTGGTTTGGTGCCGGAGTTCGGTTTCTTGCCCTCCTCATCTTCGGGTTTCTTCTCCTTAGTCTCGGTAGATTCGGGAATGAGGAGGCTATTGTTACGGAAGACACGGGACCAACAATAGGGGCAGCGCACATATGCGAAAGCATCGGCGATACTCTTTGTGGTCAGTTCTTTCTTGGTTGCCGCCATGCCGTCGATAATCGAGGACACGGCCGCCTGAATCTCCGGACGGTAACGGTCTATCTGGCGACGTGCCTCATTACGGGCAATAGACGATACGAACTCTAATGCCGCGTCTTGTACTTCCTGCGAGAAAGTATGCTCCGGCTCGTTGTCGTAATCGAACTGATGACCGCAACACGGACACGTCACTATCAAGCCGCCGCTGAGTGATTTGAGTAGCAGATTGAGTTCCATATCGTAGTTTTTAAGTCGCTCGTCGGAATATCCGTGCTGCTTGAACGCCATACGGATAAGTTCAACGGCATCTCTGATCTGGTTCTCGGTGGCACTCTTCAGTCCTACAAGGAAAGTCTGAGGATTTGCTCCCCAGCCTGTCAGCGTGGAGTATTCGAGCATTTTCCACCTCACAACTTTGCGGCGGTCTTCCTCATCACGGGCAAGAGCCTTTACACCGATAGAGTGTTCAAGGGTTCGGCCACAATCCCGGAAGAGTTTATAATCTTCCAGAATGTCACGGCCAATCTGCTTCTTGAGGTTGAGCTGGCCAGTCATTATGAGGTTGTTGTCCTTTTCCTCGCCTGACAGGGGCACGCCCAAGAGCTGGCGCGTGTCGTGGTTCAGATACCATCGCATTTTGTGCATGTCATCGCGGAGGGTGTCCGTGAATGAGCCGGGCATCGAGATGTCGTGCTGTGCGTCCTCGATGCCTATACCGTTCACCCCTACGGTGACGATACCTTTCTCAGTGACGTCCAGTGCTTTTGTTTCGTACTGGAGGTTAATCATCTGTTCTTTCATTGTTTTCTCCTTTCGAGGGTTTATTATTAAGTTGATTGTTGTCTGGATTCTTTCCTCCGGTCTGGCCGGTATTTATCTGAATCGGTGAGGACTGCGCCTTTATCACGCTATCCACTTTGGCTATCTCTTCAGGTGTCATCTCAAACTTGGTCTTGTCGAAAATGTCGCCCTCGAGTGCGTCTTCATGGATTTGTGAGCGCCAGTCGTTGATGGATATAAGGCCGTTGTTGAATTGCGACAGGCAGCGTTCATTAACCAGCTTCTTGACTTCCTCACCCTCTTTGAGGCCAATTTGTAGACAGGCCACATCGCTGAAATCGCAATCGAGATACAAACCTTTCTGTTCAAGGCCGAGGAATGTTGTGATAGCCTCACAGAATCGCTTGGCGGCAGGTATGATGACTGATGTATAGACGCTCTTCTCGGCCGTGTCCTGATTACTGAAAGTCGATTGGTCTTTGCGAGGCACCAGAACGGACGGAATGCCGAACACGGATGCAATCTTGATGGCATCCTCCAGCGTTTCCTCAAATGGCTGCATCTCGGATATGGATGAACTTGTCTTAATGAAGTTCACCGGAATATCCGTGATGACATACGGTGACTTTCCTTCTCCGAATCCGTATTTGCTGTTGAACTCTTTACGGAGTTCTTCTTTCTCTTTTGGCTCAAGAGCAACAGTCCCGGTCGGGTCTTCTTTTTGTGCCACGATAAAGCCGAGGGCGCCACGTTTCAAATAAATCACATTGCGGGCCTCATATACCGCGATGAGGTTTGCAATGGGCTTTTTGACTGACAACAGACGACTTTCTGCTTTCAAGTATCCATTGCCTCTAATCAGTTCGGGTATGCCGTCACGGTCATGCCATATCTGCCAATAAGGGATAGTCAGGCCGGAGTATGCTCCCAAATCGAGAGTATAGCCTTTAATCAGCTCTTCAATGTTGGCTATGCCGAACATGGGAACGCCATAGCTATACTCCATCGGTTTGACTTCGACAAGATGGGCGGGCAGACTCCAATAGTTGTCACACCATTGGAATTTGACGGCATCGGGAGTTACTGTTTCTGGCATTGATGCTCTGAAAAAGGCATTCCCGGTGGCCAGCTTATAGACAAAATGCTGATACACGATTTCCCGCCATGTCATTATGGGATTAGGTTGTTTGAGGATTGTGTCAGCTCCGAGTCGGTTGCACCACACAATACTGTCATCCCTTACTCTCTTCAAGTCAAAATGAGCCTCCGATATACGTTTGGCGATGAAATCTATCGGCCAGAATACCTCCGGGATAGTCTTGAACATTTGTATGAAGTTATTGCCGACTACCGATGGATGAATCAGCCTGTCGAGCATTGACAGGATATTCTGGTATCTGAAAGCGTCCTCGACAACGACATCCCGATGGTTGGTTTGGTTGTCGGCCAGCGGTGCATCGGCCGCTTTGACAACAACTGCCTCCGCCTTTTCTTTGGGTCCGAATATGCGTTGTAAGAATCTCATGCTTTTCTCTTTTGTGGCAAAGAAAAGCACAAATACAGTCGGTTGCTCCAAATTCTTAAAAAACCGATTTTTGCCGATGCCGGAAATCGGGTGCTAATCCACTGTAT